GACGATTCATTATACCGATGTGGCAAGTATTTATGCAAGCGGTCGTCCAGTTCGTCCCAATAATCAGACGTTCCGGGGTTCCAGCCCTCCTTGGTCATCTCCTCGTCAAGCTGCTTGGCGATCCGGCTGTCGGTGTCCGACAAGTCGGGTTTGTACCAGTCGTTGCGCTCAATCCACTTGGCCGCGTGGCGTTGGACGCTGGGGTCGATGGCCTTTTGTTGGGGCGCGGCAGGCCGGTTGGTTTGCTGTTTTAGCCCTTGGAGTTGCTGGATAGCGTTCTTGGTCTCAAACAGCTTCTCCTGCGCCTCCACGGCTGCGGAGCCGTCACCAGCGCCGGTGGCCTCGGCCATCTTCATCCGGTAATACTCCAATTGGACCTGCTGGTCCTCGATGGCCTTGTCAATCCGGTTTACGTCGTGCTGCTGGGTGCGTTGCTCTACCTTGGAGAGGCGCTGCATTAGCTCCTCGTTCTGGCGTTGCAGCATCTGTAAGCGGACATCCTTCTCTTCGTTGGTCTTGCGGATCAGGTCCTTTTTGGACCGGCGCCGCGCCCTGCGGGCAGCTCGGACGGCATCGCTGTCGTCCGGATGGTCCACATCGTTGGGGTCGTTGGGGTCATCCGCCTCTGCGCGAGGCTCTTTGCTCTCAACTTCGCCGCCATCGGCCATTAATTCTTCAGGAAGCTCCACCGTAGCGGTGCCGTCTAGGCCTTCCTGAACGTGCAATTCTTCGTCATCTTTGGTTTTGGTTGCCATGGTATGTCCTTAAACGTAGGCTTTGAACGACAACGGGTCATCGGTAATCTTGGCGATCACTTCATGGTCGTTGAGGGTCATAAATAGAACTGGGTCTTCTTGGTCTTGCTCGCTGGGGACGCTACGCTCCCAACGATCTCCGCCCCAACGAGGCACGCGAACAAAGTCACCGACGTTGGCCCACGTCCCCTCTGGCCAGACTTCCATGGTTTCTCGGTTACGGTACGCAAGCGGTCCAATTGCCACGATCCTGCCGATCATGTTGTTCCACTTCTCGTTTTCTTTGGTCTCGTCAACGATGATGATGCGGCCTGCACGCTTTTTAATGCGGCGAAGTTGCACAATTACGCGACCTCCCAAGGGCGCCTGACCCGAATTAACCTCCGGGAATGCCCATGCCAACTCTGCGGGATCAGACGCTCCCGCACTTCCCTCAATGGTAGGGATTTTCTCTTTCTCACTCATACTCACTCCTATCGACAAAGCACATATTTCAGTGCGTAAAAAGCGCATATTTCAGCGCCACTTGGGGCCTTGCGGCCTTATTCGTTCTCAGCGAGCTTCGCGTTCAGGGTGTCCAGTACCCACTGGAGCCCTTGGTATTCACCCACGAGGCGGACATAGGCCTCGTGGTTGCCTACCGGGTTTTCAACCAACGACATGCGCAATTCGGCCTGCCGCTGCTTGAGGAGATGCAATAGCTGTGCTATCACTTATTCTTGGCTTTGATGTGGCCCAGACCGCCGCCGCTGGACTTGTTGCCCTGCGATTGGCCCTTGGGCTGCATGCTGGTGCCGTCGAGCTTCTCGCCCATGGCGATACGCTTGTGCTGGCGTACAAGCACGCTCTTTTGTTCTTGATCACTGGTTGCCATTTGGGGCTCCTTGAGGTTGAGGCGTGGCCTCTGGTTGAGGCGTTACCGCCAATTCATTTGCTTGTTGAATTGTCGCATGCGTCAGCTTGGCATTTTCGATGGCGATCTTGGTTTGATTGTCCATCTGGTGCTTTTGCAAGTCTGCGGCGATCTGCGCTTGCGCAAGCTGCGACTTGGACTGCATCTCAGCTTGCGTGCGCTGCTGGTCGTCCTTCATGCGGGCCTGCGCGATCTGCACGTCCTGCGTGTCCTTGGCCGCTTTGCGTTGGGTCTCGGCCATGCTGGTGTCCTTGACCACCTGCGCATCGGGCGGTAGCATAGGCTGGGGCTTGTTCTGCTGCTGCATCTGCATGAGCTGCTGGAGCTGGGGCAGTAGCTGCGAAAACACCTGCTCGCTATCGAGCGCGACGTGCTGGCCAACGGTGGCGTAGAGCTTGTCGATGATCGCGGTGAGCTTGGGGTCGTCGTAGTTGGTCACCGGCTTGCCGCCGCGCAGGTTGGCCACGTAGCCGTTCATGCGGTTCAAGTACCACAGCGTCATGTGCTGCTTGATGTGCTCAATGGCATTGGGTAGGAACTGCGGCGCGATAAAGGGGTTTGCACCGAAGTTGGGGTCCATGCCGAACATCAGGTGGCCTTGGATGTGCGCCAAGTGATCTTGCTGCATGTAGGCATAGGACGGGTGGCCCAGCGACATGGCCGCGTTCTCGTCGGCCAGCGTGCGCTGCTCGGGGGCTGGCACGTCCTTGAGCAGCTCGGAGATGTTGGGTATCTTGATCTGCTTTAAAAAGCGCTCCTCCACGGCCTTGGCGTCGTACAGGTCGGGGTGGGCGTCTGCGCGCTGCAACACGGCCTGCATCTGGGCCATGCGCTGCGTCTCAGAGAAGATGTGCGGGTCCGACACTGGGATCACGTCGGTGTTGCGGTTGAAGTCCTCGCGGCTGATCTCTAGGTCGGCGACCACGTCGCCCTTTTGCATCTCGTCAAAGTGCCAACGGTTCAGGCGGCACAGCACCTTGATCAGGCGCGCTTGCGACTGGTGCAGGCGGGCGTGAATGGCCGAGTAGACGGCGGCGCCTTGCTCGATCAGCGCCTGCGTGGTGCCCACCGGGGCGTTGTTGTTGACATCGGCGATCTTCTCTTCGCTGGTGGTGACCACGCCCTTGGCGGCTTTGTCCAGCCAGCCCAACAGCTCAAAGAGCACGGGGCTGGGCGGGTTAAACGGCATGGGCATGGCAATCTTGCGGATGTCGTCTACGCCGGGGGCGCCTTCGATCTCAGCCACTTGGGTGACCTCAATCTGCTGAGTCTGGCCGCTGATTTTGGCGCCCTTGAGCTTGAGCATGGTCGCGGCGTTGTTGATGTGCGCCGAATCAAGCAAAGCGCGCAGTGCGCCGGTCAGTGCTGCGGACAATCCACCAATCAGGTGCGGCAGGCCGATGGCGTATGCGCCGCGCCATGGGATGAACTTGAACTCGATGATCCAATCGAGCTTGGTCATCGTCTCGTCGCCCTCTTCCCAGTTGCGATACAGGCCGATAACCTCGCTGGACTGCTCGTCCACCATCATGATGTACGGAGCCATCTCGCCTTTGGCGAAATTGTCCTCTTCCAGCTCCAAATACGTGTAAATATGGAAGATTTTGCGCAGCCCGTCCTCGTTATCTTGGAACGTGCGGCCTTCGATCTTGTTGTTGGCCTTCTGGGCAAGCGTTTGCTCTGGTTCTTGGCCAGAAGTGACCTTAAACGCGCTTTTGTACATGCCGCTGGCCACGCGCCGGTCGTATTCCCACTCGGTTATCTCGTGTACCTCGGCTGCGCGCTGCGCCGTATAGAAATTTGAGGCCGCAAAAGGCAAAATTACCCGGTCAATTGGCAAAAACTCCACAATTGGGCGCTTTTTCTGCTCGTCGTACCATACTTTGAGGTACTGGGAGCCGCCAAGGGGCAGTTGGGTGAGCATTTGCTCCTGCTCATCGCGGAATTCTTCGATTTGCTCGGTAATTTGCCAGTTCAGGAAGTCCCGTTTGCGCTCTGCGCGCTGGGTTTTGATGTCATCGACCTTGCCCAGTATCTTGGTGCGCACGGGGCCGTCTGGTGGGAACAGCTCTTTGATGGCACGAGACGCAAAATCAACACATCCTTCGGCCATAACCGGGTGAACGGCGCGGCTGGCGCCCATAAAGTTAGCGCCACCGGGGGCGTCCTTGCCCAAGCCGGTGCGCCTGATGCCTTCTTCGTACTGCTTGTCCCGCTCCTCGCGGGCGTTCTTGTCTTTTTCCAACAAGTTAACGTAACGCATGCCCAGCGTGTCAAGGTCAAAGCCGTCCAGCTCCTCGGCCATGTTGTTATAGAAGTCCGGGACTTCCTCTGGGCCCTTGGTCTCAATGCTCACCACGGCAGAGCCGTCTGGTAGCTCAGTGATGTCCGAAAAGTCCTCGGGCAGCTCCACGTCCACGGAGCCGTCTTCATTGGGCTCCAGATCGTCTGGGTCGTTGTCGTAGGTATCGGCCATTATTTAACCTTCTTTGCGTAGTGTTTCACGCTCATCAGCTCGTAGCGCATCTGGTCTAGATCGGGTGAAACTGTAACTTTCTCTTTAGTGTAGCCGATGGGCTTCACGTTGCCGCCCTTGGCATAGCTCTCGCGCTTGCCGTAGGTGGGTTTGTGCGCCAGTACCAGCGGGCCAATCTGCACCACATGCGCAGAGTGGGTTACCGGCTTCATGGTCTTGCGGTCATAAAAGAAACCGTGTCTGCGTGGGTCCATGCCAACCTGCGCGTATTCTGGGTGGTTCAGGTGCGCCTTCATGTGCTCCACGGCCTCGTCCTCGGTCATGTGGTGCAGCTCGCCATGGATGCGGGCGAACGGGGACTTGTTGTCCTCGCCGGTGGCTACCTTGATGGCCTTGCTGGGGCCAGCGTCAAAGGATGCGTTCTTGACAGAGGATACTGGGCCGTAGGATGTCTTGCGCTTGTCCTCGCCCTTGCCCTCCTCGTCGTGGATGGAATTAACCCAGACGCCGTGGGTTTCGTAGGCGGGTATGTCCAAGCGCAGCCCGACCTTGCGGCCTGCTGGCCATTGCTCGTGCCCGCGCCAGTGTGGCTTTTTGTTGGCCATCAAAGCCCGGTCCGCGTCCTCGTCCGATGCGGGCTGGGGCACAAAGGTGTAGGGTTTTACCGGCTTGTGGATGTGGACGACCTTGTCGTACTCTTTGCGGCTGATTGCACCAGCTTGCAGCGCCTTAGCTGCGGCCTCCATCTCGGGTATCTTGCGTTGGATCGTCTCATCCTTTACCGTGGGCCGGACTTCCACGCTGCCGCCCTTAGCGTACAGCGGCACGCCGTTTTGCGTCACGTCCTCGCGCATCTGCGGGGTGATGGGGAAGTGGTGCAGGTCCAATGGTGGATCGTCTGGGTAGCCATTCAAACGCCTGAGCCCTTGAAGCTCGTGTAAAACAGGCACTTGAATCTTGCCAACCTGTGCGCCGTACTTCTTGCCGAACTGGTTCAGGAAGCTGGGGATCATCTTGTCGTAGAAGCCCTTCATGCCCTCGCCACCAACCTCAAGGTTTTGGCCGCTTAACTCACGGTATCCATGTTCATCAGGCTTTTGTCCTAGTAATTTTTGCGCCCCTTCTTTGCCAATGTACTCAGGCAGTTGGGAATGGGGCACGTTGTGCTTTTCTACTATTTGATTACCTTTTGGATCAAAAGCAAACAAAATGCCGCTATCAGGATCATCGTGATGCGTCATGTGCGTGATGCGACTTACTTGCTTGCTCAGGTCATAGCGCTTGGCTTGTTCTGCCCCCGGTGTGATGGCGATGGAGTCGTAGCCGTTTGCGGCTGCGTGGTGGATCATCTTCTTGAGCGCCAGCTCGTGCCAGTTCTTTTTGAACGGGGCGTTGGGCACCACGTTGTTGAGCTTGTGGCCAAGGTCTTGGGCTTCTGCTTGCGCCTTCATGACCTGCGGCATGAGGTCCATGATCCTGTTGTTTTGCTCAATCTTGGCCGCTTCCATGCGCTGGCGCACCGCAGGGTCTTGGTACAGTGGTGTGTTGCTGCTTAACTTCCTGTCAATGTTCGCTGAATGCCCTTTTGCCTCTTCCAATTGTTCTTTCAACCGGCGGTGGGCAAGCTCTGCCGCTTTAAACTGCTGCAAGCCCTCTGGTGTTGCGTAGCCCCTATCGCGCCCCTGCTGGTGCCAGTCGGACTGAATCTCTTCGATGTGCAGAATCTTTTCACCATTGGGGCCAGTGCGGTCTTTGGCGCGGACGTGCGCCAACACGTTTGGCTGATCCCAATGGCCGGATGCCGGGTCAGCCTTGCGGTTAGGGTCGTGCGGCATTTGCAGCAGTATCTCGCGGTAGTTGCTGCCGCCGGGCAAGGTGTACTCGTGATACTTGGTCGGCTCATCGCTATATTTGTCGAGCGTGCTCTCTTGCAACTGCGGGGCTGGCTTGGCTTTGAGCGCTGCAAGGAACTGCGCCCGCTCCATCTTGGGCAGCGCCATCAGCGTCTGCAACTCGCGGTCCTGCGCCTCCTGCGGCTTGTAGCCGGGGCGCTTGCTTAACTCGGTCATGAACTCAGCGCCAGTCCCCTTGGTGCGGGGAAGCTGCGCCGCCAATTGGTCGATGGGTGAGTAAAAGCCTCTCACAACATGCGCTCCTTCAGTTGGATGTCGTGGGTCGATCCGCTGGGTTTGGCGCGACGCTTGGCCAACGCCTTGCGCATCTCCTGCACCGATGGCTTGGCCAATCCACCCTTGGCCATGCTCTTCATGGGCAGCGCGGGCGGGCGCGGCATGGCCATGGGGTTGGGCCGCATGGCCTGCAAGGCTTGGCCTTGGGGCGTCATGGCTAGGATGTTGCTGGGCGGGCCTTTGGGCGGGGCTGGGGGCGCGCCGGGCATGCCGGGGGGCATAGCGCCCTGCGGGGGCGCTCCGGGCGGCATAGCGCCTTGCGGTGCGCCCGGTGGCTGTCCCGGCTGTCCGGGCATGCCGGGCTGCTGTGGGGGCTGGCCGGGCAGCATTTGCTTGCCGGGCATCTGGGGCTGGAAGTCCACGCCGCCGACGGGCAGGCTGATCTTGTCCAAGCCGGGGCTCAGGAACTCTTTGACCTCCATGTTAGGCGCTTCTTCCGCGCCGACTTCCTTGATGTCAATGGCCCCGCCGTCAGCTTTGTGTAAGACAAGGTGGGCGCGCATCTCGTCAAGCGATGGCTCGCTGGCCTCTACCTCGCCGCCCTCTGCAAACCCGCGCCGCTTGCGCAGGGCGGTGTAGTAGTCGTGCATCTGTTGTAGATGGTTCTCGTCCACGATCTGGTGTGGGAACACCTTTTGGATCGTGCCGGTGAAGTCCGATGGGCGGTAAGCCTTGCGCACAAACGCCGTAGCATCGGGGAACGCCACCTCAAAGGGTGACAGCTCAGGCGCGTGACCAAGAGCCTCGCCCACGATGTCGTGGCTATAGGTCTTGTGCTTTGAGCCGGGGATCAGCGCAGCGCCGGGTTTGACACGACCCACCGAGTGGCCGGTTAGGTTGATCTCCATGTTGCGCAGCGCGGGCTCGGTAATGGCGTGCTCAATGTCTAGCGCGTTGGGCAGGTTTAGCGGCTTGGTGATGTTGGGTATCTTCATGCGGTTGTTGAACCACTTGCGCATTTCGGGGTCTTGCTGCATTGCAGCATAGGATTCTTTGGGGCGATGTACGCCGGGGAAGTGCGGAAACGCAGTATGGATATATTCGCCCGTCTTGGGGTGCTTTGTGCTGTAGCCCTGCCGAATCACGTTGTTGAATGCCTCTTTGTCCTCATCGCTGGCCTTGGAGTTGGCGATGGCCTTGAGATTGGCGTCGGCAAAGTGCTGGGCAAAATGGTTAGCGACGCGCCCCATGGCCATGTGGTAAGCGATGATGCGTGGGTCTTGGCCGGTCAGGCGGGCCAGTTCGGTGACCTTAGCCTGAAAGCCACTTGCTGGGCCTTCGTTGGACGCCCAGAACACGCCCTTCTTGCCCATGCCGTAACGCGCTCCGCCTTCTTGCTGAGAGCCGATGGGCAAGCCGTTGACGTGCTCAAGCATCATGTCCGACACGGTTTGGTCGCCCGGCAAGGCGATGTTGATGTCGCCTATCTTGCTTTCGTATGGTTCGCTTTCGGGCACGTTGCTCGTGGGGGTTAGCCCGTATTTGATGCCTTTGAGCCGCTCAACTTCGCGCATAGATCGGTCTGCAAGGTTGCTGCTCTCGCCCGGCTTCCTGACGTGCTCGCCCAGTTGCTGCAAGGCCACGCGCTCGACGATGGGGGCTAGTTGCGCCTTGGTGAGGTTGGGGGCGCGAGGAAGATCAAGCGGCAATGAGGGGTCCTTCTTCTTGGCGCTACCGCCCTTGGCCAGCGCCTGTTTCATCTGGGCTATCGTTGGTTCCACAGAGCCTCCGTTGTCGTAGCCGCGCATGGCGCGGATTAAGTCTTCGTGCGTGGTCTTTGCGCCCGCTGTCTTGTCCCAGACAGCGTGGTGCGCAAGGTGTTGGTAATGTGCGGCCAGCGCTGGGTCGATGTCCAGCCCCATGGCGCGCTGGCGGGCCGCTAGGCGGTCTACGGCCTCGCGGGCACCCTTGCCCTTACCTCGGGCCATGATTGCGTTCACGCCCACTGGCGCGCTCTCGGTGTGCAGGTTAAGTTGGCGGGCATCCAGCGTGGGTAGGTCACCACGGCCCAGCAGTGAGCCTATGAACCCGCTCTTGGCCCCGGCTATACCCTTCATCTGCTCGGCAAAGTCGCGGTAGTCATCAGGCGAACCGGTAAGCGCCGCGTTGAGCTGGGCGCTCATGCCGGGCATCGTGCGCGCCGCCTCGGCCATCTTGGTCGCTTGGTCGTTCTGCTTACCGAACGGGGCGAACTTGTATTGCAGGTCGGCGATTGCCGCTGGGTCGATCTTGCCCTGCTCGGCTAAGTCAAGATAGCGCTGGCCTTCGGGGGAGCCCAGCCACTCGGCAAAGGCGCCCTCGGGCCGGACTTCGCCGCCAGTGTTAGGCAACTTCATGCCCATCTTGGTGGCCGTGGCGTGGGAGAGCCCGCCGCGCCCGATGCTGGACTGGGCGATGGTGTAGGCCTTGATCAGGTCACGGGGCGTCATCTCGCCGCGCTTAGCGCGTCCGGCCTGCTCGTTCATGAAGCCGCCAAAGCCCTTTTGGATGTAGTCGGGTATCTCGCGCATGGCCAGTTGCGCCTTGATCGGCTCCAAGGCTCGCCACTTCCAATCTTCAATCTTGGTGGTCTTGGGGTCGCGGTACGGTTTGTCGGCCATGGCGGTGTCCTATGGGGAATTGGCGCGGATTTTACAGCGCATAGGGATTCTCCCTCTTACGCTGCCCAGCGTCAACATAGTCGTCCTCGTCCACCCATTCGCGGGGGAAGTCGATGGTGAGCCAGCCCGCGTCGCGCAGGTAGCGCAGGGCTTGGCTCATGGCGTCCACGAAGGCGTCGTGCGCCGTGCCCTCGGGGAAGCTGCATATCTGGCTGCTCATGCCCTCGGCCCAGTCGCGCACGAAGCCCTTCCGGTTGCTGCTCTCGGGTATCCAGACGCGCCCGGCCTTGATCACGTTGGCCACGATGGACAGCCGCTGCACCTTGTCGGCCTTGCCGGGGTTGTACGGGATGACGGGCACGCCCGCCCTGCGCAGGTCTTGTATAAGACTTATGCCCGCGCTCTTGTCCTCGACCAGCAGCAAGTCCACGCGCTTCTTGTTCTTGCCCTCGCCGTACACGACCTCGTACTCATCGAGCACCTTGGGCCGCAGGTCGGGGTACTGCATGTGCTCTTGCCAGCAGTCGATCACCAGCGCGCACATGCCACCATCCTCTGGCTTGAACACGCCAAAGGTGATGTGCGCCGTCGGGTCGTTCACGGTCTTCTCGCTGGTGGCGCAGTCCAGCGATTGCAGGATGAACTCGAACTTGGGTAAGGGTTTACCCGCAGGCCACAGCTTGAACCAGTCCCTGCGCACGATGCCGCCCTCTTCTGGGTCGATGATCTCGGCGTAAATCTCTTGGCGTCCCAGCTTGGTGCCCTCGTACTGCATGATCTGCTTCTGGAACGAAGGCGCGAGGTTCTTGATGTTGCTGTAGGTGCTGGCGCGGGTCACGGCCACGTCGTCGCCGTCGCGGGCGATCAAGTCCATCACCACGTCCTTGGGCTTGGGCGTGGTGGACGCGATCAGCTTGGTGTGGGTGCCCAGCCGGATGCCGAACTGGATCATGTCCCACGCCTCTTGCAGATACTCCCACGCGGCCAACTCGTCGAGCCAGCCCCCATGGAACTGCGGGCCGCGAAAGCGCTCGGGCTCAGACGCCGGGATGCCCTTGATCAGCGAGCCGTTGATCAGGGTGAGCTCGTGCAGGGAGCTGTTGTACTTCTCCACCAGCTTAGGGGGAATGACCGACAGCAGCCCGGAGTCGCCCTCGTAGCACGTGCCGCGCAAGTCGGCAGATGTGGGAGCGGACACCAGCCAGCGCGTACCGGGGTGCTCCCACGCCCACCAGCCTAGGTTCTCGGCGGCTGCACGGGTCTTTCCTGCGCCCCGGCCCGCGCACATGAGCCAGATGCTCCACCAGTCACCTACGGGCTCTAGCTGGTGCTTGTGCGCGGCCATGAGCCAGCGTGCGCGCCACTCAAAGGCCAGCCGGTCGCGCTCGGGCAGCTTTGCGTACTGCTCGCGCACCTGCGGGCTTTGGAGCATCTCGGCTATGTCACTCATTGGGGCTTTGTGTACTTAGGCGGCGGCAGCACACAATCCAAAGGCTTAACAACACCAGCCGACCCAACGGATGGGCAAGAGTAACTGGTTACCCGAACAAACGGGCGGTTATGTCCCCACAACAGGCTAAATCGCACGCCCCACTGCCATCTGCTTCGAGGGCTCCGTTGCCAGTAGGTAATAGCCAAGCCGTACTTGCCATCCACATGCTGCGCCCAGAACGACCCTTCAGGGCGAATACAGAAAGCCAATGGGCCAAGAATGAGCGGCCTATTCATTGGCTTGGCGCTTGAGCGCGAGGTTCTTGAGCATTTCGCCGAAGATGTCGAAGCTGACTTCCATCACCACCGGGGCCGCGTCGTCGCCTGCGAGGATCGTCTTGTCGCCGTACTTGCGCGGGTTCCACTTGGCCAAGAGCTTCAGGCGCGTTTCGATCTGCATCTTGCGCCAAGCGATGGAGCCGGGGTCATAGCGCTTGTTGCCCGCCTCGTCGAAAACTGCCAGTGGCTCGGTGTCCGAAAGCGCTGCGCATTCCTCAGCAATTACATCGTGCCCTTTTAGACGTGCGTGCGCGATGCGTGAAGCAAAGTCCTTGTCTTCTGCTTCCCAATCGTAGACTGCATTAAAGCTCGGCATTCCGTCTTGGCGACAGAATTCGCGCAGCGTTTTCCCGTTGGAAATCCACTGCACCAGCTCGTCCTTGATCTGTTCCTTGTTCGAGTAGGGGGAGATGCCCGGAGGTCTGCCCATCTTCTTACCAGTTGCCATTTGTGCCCCTTAGCGCATCTCTCAGCGCGTGTTGGGTGAAGTTTAGCCGATTGTGTAGGGCGTGTCAGCAGGCAAGTCCATAGCGGCCAGCAGCTCGGCTATGGCCTGCTCCTCAGTGGCGCCATGGCCCAGCGCGTCGCCGGGCTCGTAGCCGGGCTCGTAGGCCTGCCAGTCAAAGTCGCGCACGGGGATGGGCGGGTACTGTGGGGACGTGCGGATGATCATGCTGCTGCCCCTTCGATGTCCCACGGGCTATCGGCCCATGTTTGTGGGTCGGTGTCGTAGTACGCCGTCTCGGTGGCCTCATCGCGGCTCAGGTGGTAGGTGGCCATGAGCCAGTCGCGGCGGCTTAGGTACTCGTCGTAGCTCATGCTGTCACCTCTTTGGCCAGTATTTCTTGCAACCCGGCCACCAGTGCCTGCGCCTCAGCGCGGGTGAGCACCGTGCTCATGCTGGCGTTGTTCCCGGCGAGGTACAGCCAGACGCTGGCTTCGTCCCACTCAGTGACGTTGACGCGCACGCCGTGTTCAGTGTTGATAACGGTTTCGATCTCTTCGGTCATAGCGGGCTCCTTATGCGCGGGCGTTGAGGAAAGAGTACAACTCGGTGTGGTGAATCGTCACGCGGTTGTGACCGCCGTCCACAGGCACCAGCACGGTGATGTAGCCGCCGTACATGTTGGACGGCGATGCGCGGTAGCCCGCTTTGTGCAAGCGGCTGACAGCGATTTCGAGAAGGGTCTTGGTCATGGTGATCTCCGTGTGTTGGTGTGAGTAGAGTATACAACCTTTTTGTTGTGTAACTTAAAGTTTGAATTTATTTTTATAGGTGTTTACCCTATAAATCCAAGATGCAATTTTCGCTTAGCGGCAAGATACGCTTCGCTTGCTTCTTCAGGGGTCGCAAACGCGCTCCCCAAGCCAATACGTTTGCCGTTGGCTGTTATAGCCGCATTCCATTTTTTAGAAAAACAGTTGTAAGTTACTCCCAGAAAAGGATTATTCCCTTGGGGTTTTACTTTGTTTTGCATATTTTCTGCGTGCGTGACCAGCCGCAAGTTGGCTATCCGATTGTCATGCCGTATGCAGTTTTTGTGGTCAACAATTACGTCGTCGGAAGGCCACTCACCATGCACGTAAGTCCAAGCGATACGGTGAGCTTGGTACGTGGTTTTTCGCAAATACAGTTTTAGGTAACCTTCTCGGTAAGTCCCCACCGCCCAACCGTTTTTGCTAAAAAATCCGGTTTCAGGGTTGTAATCGACAAGGGTTTTTATTTCCGTTTGGGTTAAAATAGGTGCAGTCATGCGAAGTGCCTTTCGTTGTGATGAGAAACCCCGTGTGG